ACCAACTCACGGCGCTCATCAAAGTTCACATGTGATTGGTGGAAGATATCTGAATATTCAGCCGCAATGTAATCTGTCATTGTTGCTGTTACTTGTGAGTAAGTCACGTTCAACGGGGTAACGTCTGTTTGTGGAACGCGAACTGTTGCAACACCTTTACCGATTTTCGGGAATTTTACAGTGTTGCCTTGGACACCTGAGCGTGTACGCATGGTGCCGCGAAGTAGGGCTTCGCCCTGATATGCCTGTTTAACTTCTTCATCAAAGAGAGTTACAAAGGCGTTAGTAATACTCTGCGCCATAGCAGAAGCCTCCTATAGAGTTTCCATTAAAACGCTTACTGTTGGCCGATGTATCTCGGGCAGTCTGCTTGCGCGAATGTGGCCGCGCCCACCACTGGTTTACCAGATCTACGGGCCGCGCAGCGGTTAGCCGTTACACCACATATACACGCAAGTCTGCCATATTGCAACAATATCTAGCTGTTGGCCGCAGCCCATTGTTGTTCGATCTTTGTGCGCCACACTGGATCAGTGGTCCATCGAGGGTCTGCGATAGCTTGGCGAAGGTCTTGGACATTCATTTCCGGCGTTGCAACAACGGGTTCTGTCGGGATGCCCTCATTAGTGTATCCTTGGATAAACTTAACCATTGCATTGATGCTGTCGGCATTGTTTAGGCCAATCGCCAGGGCTTCACGCTCCGCTTGGTTCAATGCTGCCTTAGTGATATGACGCTCGAGATAGGAGATCTTTTCCTGGGCTTTCGCGCCAAGCTTTTCCATTTCCCGTTGTTGGTCATATTGTATGGCTTGCTCTTGCTCCCCGGTCATTTCCAGGATGTTACCAGCCAATTCCTCAAACGCCTGTTGAGATATGCCATATTTCTGCGCCCACTCCTGATACGCCTGGACAGTCGGATCTTCCAGATCGAGACCTCGATCAACCAAATCCTCCATGTTGTAGCCATCTTCCGGAGCTTTATGTTTCCCGGCTTTGAAGGCTTTTTCCAGTTCGGCATAGCTTTTTGCAAGTTTTTCGACATCGGGTCCATCCTCATCCCAAAATTTCTGTGGATAATAATCAGGCCGCTCTAGCGGCATTTCATCATCAACATCATTAAAGGACGCATCCTCTTGCGGTTCATGGACCGGAATAGGCGCTTCTTCTTGTGTTGGCGCTTCTTCTTGTTGTTGAAAGCTGACAAGCCCTTCCTGGGGCGCTTCTGCTACTTGTGTCTCATCAGACATTGTTTGACCTTTCTACCCTGCGCTCGATCAAGCGAACAAGCTCGGCCATGCCAGTTCTGACATAACCGTGACTTGCATCCTCGCCTGGGAACCAGGATGGTTGTTCGATAGTTATCTGTCTCAGGTGACTTAACACCTTTTGACCTTCCTCAGATTTAAAGAGCCGACCATACAATAGATCGATCTCATCCGCCTTTGGCGGTTCAGCGAACGCTGGACTTAAACCTTCCCACCCTTCGACTGAACTCATTGCATTGCCTCCGCGATTTGCTCATCACCTGGCAATGCTTGTTGCTGTTGTGCCATCATCTGTTGCTGCATCTGCATCATCATCATTTGCTGTTCTTCCGCTGTGTTAAGAACGCGCTGATCGATACCCATCTTTTCAGCAATGAATGCAATGGCCTCTTGTGTATTGATCGCTGTCTGCCCCGCTGGACCCATAGCCTGGGCGATCTGCATAAAGTTTAGCACCTTGTTTACTTCTTCCATCTTTGGCGCTTCTGCCAATGGTGAAACAGGTGTTACCTTGATCTGAACGCCATTGACCTTGAGCGGTAGATCGATCAAGCCCTGGCGGTCCAAGACAAACAATATCCGCGCAATCAATGGGTTCATAATCTCTGTCATTAATCGACCAAACGCAGATCCCAGGTTTGTTGCCAGTTCTGCTTGGCGCTGGGCGATTTCCGTAGCTGATCGAGCCGACATTGTGTCTGGCGGCAAGGTATCATCCATCATCATTTTTTTGATGTTCACCCGTAGATCCTGGATCACAATCTGACTTGTGTTGAAGTCCCCGGCTCTAGGGAGAGGAGCCAGGGACGCACCCCCTGGGCCACCATTCCGAGCGACAGGAATGATTGCCCCTGGCTGTATCTTGATGTTTTGCGGATTGAGTACGCCATCATCCGCAGCAAGGAAAACACCAGAGATCGCCAAGCTTGCGTTCTTCAACACCAGCTCGAGGGTTTTGTTTAGCGTCTTGATATCCGCGATTGCGTCCACCAAAGGCCCACGGCCATAAACTTCCCCGGCTGTCTTGCTGTATCGCGCCACGATAAACGGGCTGGATTCCATTTCACGATAGACAAGCTCTTGGGATTTAGCTGGCCAAACGACATGATAATGATATCTGCCGCTCTCCTGATCGAAAATAATTGCATCGAATAAATCTAACTCCTCGCTTGGGCGACGAAGCATTGCGTCCTCAAGCTCAACACTCATCTGAATGTCTGGGAACTCACGTTGTATTGCTTCCGCTTTGATCCGCAGCTTGCGATAGACGTTATCGATAGTACCGTTTGCGCCTTCCTCGATGGCAACCAAGTATTGTGGGACCGCTGTAAAGCGAACGGGTGTAACTTCATCACCAGGCATCACCATCATTACGGCTGTGCCTACGCAGAGATCTAGTAGAAACTCACCCATTGCCAGGTCAAAGCTTGTCTGACGTAGCTGATCGAACATGATATCAACATATGCGTCCAGGATCTCTTGCGCTCGAGGGCGTTCTTGAGCTGGGATAGCCATTCCAGGCTCTAACTTGCACCAGTGACGATTGGGCGGGAATAGCCCAGCTTGCATTCGGTTTGCAAAGCGCTTAGTCGAGGACATGGCTGTAGAGTCAAAGACCCGCTGCATCTTGCTTTTACCTGGTGTTTTACCTTCCCAATATCCGCCATAAAGATTGCGCTGTGGCAGGGCGTATTCGTAACAATCTTCATAGATTGTGCGCCATTCATCTTTTCGCGCTTGTGCCTTGGCTTCGCGCTGCATCACTTCTTTTACGTTTAGCTTAGGCATTCTGATTCCTCTTACTTATGGCAGCGGCTTTCTTTCGTGCATCCGCTTTTGACGAAGCACCCCAGGCACGGAGGGACAGTAGCAGCCGGGTGGGATTTCCCTGACTGTCACGCTCCGGCCCAGGGTTCCCCGCCATCCGAGCCAGGAAGGACGCCCGACGAGGATTATCGCCTTTCTTCACCGGAGGTTTCAGGTTCGATCCTGTTGTCCGTTTGAAGTAGGCCCGACCAGCGGCGTTTAAGCCGCCTTTAGGATTTTGATGCGCTTTTTTTACCACGGGTTGTTGCTTTCTTTTTTGGAGCTGCTTTTTTCTTTGGAGCTTCTCCGCCTTCCCAGGCTTCATTTACATCAGGCGTTGATGGATCATCAGCGATAAGTTGGCCTTTATCGTTTCTAGCGCGTTTTGGATCATCGCCTTCCTTGCGATATACTCGAGGATCATCTTTGATTTTAGTCATGCTATATTCAAAAGGGTCGCTCTTTTTTTGGCAACTCTTTCGCCTTTCTCTTTTTCAAACTTCTTACGAGCGATCTGTCCAAGACGTTTACGCTCCGCCAGTTCTGCCGCTTTGCGCTGTGCTTTTAACTCCGCAGCCGTTGGCTGTCTGGGCCTGGGTGCCGCACGGCTAGGACTGTCATCGTTTCCGTATTCTGTTCGATTACTTACAGCTCTCCTAGCTTTTGTCCTCTCTGTTCTGGCATAATAGCTTGCATCCTTGGTTTGATATCCCAAACCCATCGCCACATCACTTACAGCCGTACCGATTGGGCCTCGACTGCTTGTATAGTTGCCCTGCGACGCCATTCGAGTGCCAGCATATTGCGCATAAGCTTCTTGCGTTTTTTGCTTTTGCGTTTGCTTCGGCTTGAATATAGCGCTCAGTAACATCTATGATCCGCCGCCCATTTTAGTTTTGGGTGCCATTCCTGGGCCTTCTTGTCGTGCTGGGGAGAATAACAATCTCAAACCGCCAGTGCGCATTAATCGTCTACGCTTTTGCAGTCCTCGCATTTCTTTTTTCTCTTGAGCTTCCGCCCGAGCTTCCTGTCGCTGTTGCGCTTCCGAAACCTGTGGTGCCGCTGGGGCTGGTGCTGGTGCTGGGTCCGCTCGACTACTTCCAAATCCGCCCATCTTACTTAAACCTCGCCATTGAGTAATAGTCGGCCCCCTCTGGACCAAACTTTCTTAATTTGCACTCTACCTCAAAATGTAGTGCTTTGGCAAACCTTAACGCTACCATATGTTGATCTTTTACAAATATCTGCATCCTAGAGATATCATAGTCATCAAATACACTCTGTAATGTAGCCCTAGCACCCACTAAAGTTGTCCTGGCGTGGTTATCCAATCCCTCCCCTGGAATAAACCAGCACTCGACCATATGCGGCCAGATCTGTCGTACCCCATAGCAAGCCACGACTTTACCTCGACCGATTGCAGTCCAGGACCAGCCGTGTTCTGAAATGTCGTAAATGTAATCCCGGTATCCAGGAATAACGCGCTCATACTCTTGTTCGTGCGGCCCGAGCTTAATCATAAACAGATGTTCGTATTGCAGCGGCACGATCTGTTCATCGGGGCGCATTCGGAATGTTGGGAGCTGTATCAGTGACATCAGAAGATATTAAAGTCTGTATTTGCAGTCATGGCCGGAGCCTGGGCAAATCCGCTGCCATAAGTCCCCCGGCGCAATCGACGTTGTTCCCCGCCGCCCAGCATCAGATAGCCAAACGCATCCCCGCAGTGTGAATGTTCGTTCTTAACTGGCGCATCCTTAAACCGTTCTTGCCCGGCGCCGAGCGATTGACGCTTGAAGAAGTAGCCGCCACTCAGAGATTTGCGCAGACGAATACACTTTTTATCGACCATCAGCCCAGGTTTTGAGTTTACCAGGCGTGACATCGGCCCCGCCCCAGCTTCCCGGCGTACCTGAAAGGCGTTACTTTCCGTTGGCTGCGCCTTGAAACCAATAGATCGCAAGTGATCGAAGGCCGTGACTTCATAGATCTCATCACGTTTATTACCCGCCGGGTCGCCCCAGATCATTATTTCATGCTTAGAATATCGCTCCGCGATACGGCCTAGAAGCTCTTGTCCAAATCTTTCCAGGCCCATATCGAACGTCACCAGCTCATCGATGATCCGCCACGATCCCGCCGTGGTTCTCTGCCCAAAGATCGCAGCCGGGGTTAAACCAAAGTCAACACCGATCTGTATCGGATAATATGGATCTACCTCAACATCCCCGGACATAAGCTCATCATCATACTCTGGCCATACGGGACGCCCCTCTTGGACAAATGTGTACATGCCTTGCGCATAACACCTGATCCAATCGGCATTCTTACCGCCAAGTAGCTGTTGATAGTATCCAGGCGGCAAATTGTTGCTGTTTTCCGCGTTGGGATTAACTTGCCACCATTTACCACCAGAGAATACAAATCCTTGCGCATCGGGGTTTTCCTTCGGGATATCTTCTTTCTTGGGAAGTATGACACCGCCAGGCTGTCGAAAGAATGACCAGGCAAACTTACCCGTGATCGGGTTTTTCTCCGCAAGCTCATGCCACCAGTGATCGCTATCCGGCGGGTTGGTATCCATCCATATCCCATACCATGTAGGACCGCCATCAGATTTCGTGGGATATCGCCCGACCCGGTGCGTCAATCCGTCAATAACTGCCTTCGGAAGCTCTCGAGCCTCGTTCACCCAAGCCCCGGTGAGTTCCAGTGATAGTAGTTTCCGCACATCTTGCGGCGAAGAAAGTGCCAT